ACGGAAACTCATATAAATTAAAACTAAAAGGAAAAAACAACTTTTATGCATATGTACAAATGCAAACGTGCAAACGAATAAATGTGAAACATGTAAATATAAAGCCTTTATTGTACAAATTATGGTATCCAATATATTACAAACTTTTAGGGTCATCGAATCTTCACACATGATCAATGACCATCATACTTTTCCTTCCACATGGCGACACGATCGTCAAATGTCAGGCGGACTGCTTTTGGCACGAAGTCTAAGACTCGAGCGCACAACTCAATCATCTTGGGTTGGTCATGCTCAAATTCCTGTCTCCCATGAGCAAACAACTCGTGCATGTATGTTTCCACACATGACGTTGCTACTGTAATGGGCGTCTCAGTCTTCGACTGCAAAGTAGCCAACAAAGGTTTATACATCGATTCCTTCGTCAACTTGCCAATTTTACATCCAATTTCTGGGATGTATTGGGACTGCCTTTTCAAAAAATCAGCATCATCAACACCCAAATCATCCTCAACTGAGTCCGTCTTGTTGGGTTCCGTGATTTTCATGCCATGTTCGGCTAGAAAATCTTTGAAAACCCGAAAATTGAAACGTTCTCGGTATTCTGGCACTACGCTCCCCTTGAAGTCATCTCCATACGTGATTGCCGCCACAGCCTTTCGAAAATCTTGTGCTTCGGGGCATGCATGGAAAAAACCCATACGGACATATAGAGAATTGGCAACACTGTTGATGTTCACAGTGATATTGTTGCCTGAGGTGTTCATGTTGTACGCCATAATCATGGTGCCATTGTAGTCCATCAAGGGATGGATGATGTCTGCAATCATGGCATTCATCATCTCCAAATCATACTTACTGTAACTACACAATTCCGCAATATCAATAAACGACTGCAATACTGCATACGTCATTTGCGAATTCATGCGCACGTCATATTTGGAATAATCCCATGCAATAACACGCCCATCCTGGGCATATTTTTCTGCATGTGACATCAACACATCCCATTGATATGAAAATGCATTCACACCAACGGCAGACTCTGACAATTCCGGGCATAAGGACAATACACGTGCAATTGGTAAGAACCAACGACGTATACCCATACCCAAAGCAAGTGCTACAGCTTGGAAAACGCGAACTTTTTCGGAGGTTGTATTAGTGGCTTCATCTTTTAATGTAGCCGTGGCAACCGGATAAGCTCTCTCATTGCGTTCCCAGCAAGCGATGCAGCGTTCGTACTCCGTTATGATATCAGCATCAGGAATACGATCCTCGCAATGTTCTCCCACCATTATGTAGGTAAACTTTTTCTTCTTCGCCCCAAAGACGGGGTAACCCATGCTTGTATTCATGGGTATTGCATCAAGAAAACGCTTCCCTGGCACTCCCATTATAATTTCCTTGAGAGTTAATGGTCGGACTGGATCATTTTGATTATGTTCAATTGCAAATTTCTTGATTGGTGCCAGCCAATCTCGTCTTGCCCTTTGCAAAAGAGAAGGTACAAACATTTCAGAAGGATTTATAATATGCTCCAATGTCGCATTGAAAGCCTTCCAATTCGGTTTGAGTTTTGGTGGTCCCCAACAACTTTTGATGTTGAATAATTCTTCAGCATCTTTTTTGAGAATTGAAGGAATCACCTGACTCTTTGCTTCCATTCGCAATCGTGTCGAACCAATGACGTCGATTGCGGCGTTCTCATCCAACTCCTTAATGAACTTTGCATTAGGATGCACGTCAGATGAGGCAACTACTCTCTTTCCATATTGAGTGTCTGGCAGCGCCGTAGCAGCTGCCATACCACGTATGCCTGGTAAAGCGAGAAGTTTGTTTCGCAATGTCAAAGCTTGATTTTGGGTAACAGTCATCATCACGCCGTACTTCTTCTCAGGGTTTCCCCCAATATGAAAGCCGGCGACAACAGGCTGTTTATCCTCCGTAACCAACATTGACATGCATGTTCCTGTGGAAGCTTTTGATGAGGTGTAACAACCTCCTTGCATGGTCAAATATTTATGACCATAATTCCCGTGTTCAACTGTCAATCGTTCATGACTTAATTGCGCTTTTTCATCACGCATCATCATAGTACAAATTGAATTTCCACGAGTTGGTACCAACGGCAAAAATTTCTTTATGTTGTTGGCAATGTCGGGGCATCTTTCTACAAAACACTCAACCATGTCCAAACCTTCAATCGAAACTGCGTTGTGATCCAACTCAGCCACAAACTTGAATTTACTGGTTTTCTTGTCAGAAGAACGGTAAACCTCACCGCGGACATACTTTACTGGTTTTGCAGTCATATCAGATTTGGGATAAAAAACGTGCAATGGAAACCATACATACCCTTTTTCAGGATAAATAATATTACATCTGGTTTCTGTTCCATCGGATCGTGTAAAATGACACCACCCTTGGTTTTTCTCTCCGGTCTTCAAAACATGCTCGGGTATCGCACCCGTGACAGAGGATACGGATTTCCATCCTATCTGTTGCGCCATATAACCAAACCAACCAGGTTGGTTGTCAATATCTTGTGGCGTCATAGCGGCGGGTTCAGCCTTCAAACGTTGATCATTCCACATTTTAATGAGTTTTACACCCAATGCCAACGTGGCAACAAACAATACACCTTTTGGAAACTTACCATCGCGTACTCTCTTCGCGTAATCAGGCAAAGCGTCTCTCTTACGAGTATACGCGTCCTGAATCTGTTTTAATCTCACCTGGTGCCAGAAAAATCCTAACACCGTAGTAGACCACAATGATGCAACACCAGATGCACCGACGGCTTTATTTCCTCGGATTAAACCGTATCCGCACATAGCCAGTCCTACCGCTCCGGCAATCCGCAATGGGCGCCGTATATCATAATACGCGGATGCGCTTTGAAAAGCGACAACTGACTTTTGAAACACCCTGGTTTGAAACAACCAATCGGGTGTAATGGCTACCAGTAGTGGTGTACCCTTGTCATTCATTTCTCTCTGAATTTCCCGGGCTAACTTGTGTACAGCCATTTTCTTTATTGGTGCGAAACCTACGCACCAGTTCAGAAGATCCACCGGACGTGTCCACGATTTGAAGTAATTGTCAACAGCACGCTTTGCTGCAGAAGTTATTACATCTGACAACATATCAATAGCGTGCGGCTCAACTTCTTCCTTGGCCACCTCTGGCATGCACCTGCAAAAATCAGGATACTGCTTACATCGTTTACAAAACTTTGTTCTCGCAGATTCCTTTGATTTTCTTAGAAGTGCATCCTGCTCCTCTTTGTGATCTTTTGACAATTGAATGATCACACGCAAATAATCCCGTAATTCCAGTTTTTCACAGTATATCACAGAACCATCATCCATTTGAACGTTCAAGATCTTAAAACGGTAACCCGTCTTGCCTTTATTGAACTCAAATGTTTCAACTTCTTCAATTGTCAAATCCCAAATATCTTGGACCAAAGATCTTGATCCTTTGATGTCGGGATGTTTCTTGTTCAAAACAAGACTGCCGGGTGTACGATATTCCTCACGGACTTTTACATCAACATGATAAAATCGTCACAAAATAGATTCTGGACAATTCGAGTACT